CGGCCACGATTAGGATCATTCTGGTTCCAGCATGAAAACTGCCACGGCTGAAGGCAAACTTCCGAAATCGTATTAGGCCAGTTGGGATATGCCATCCGGTTCAAAACCACATGGGCGATTGCGATCGCGGATTCTGTATCATTTGCCTTGGCCTCCCCCAGGAGGGTGCGGGCAAGGACTTGAGTTTCATTATTCATCGGTAAACCTCTTCATACCATTTCATCGCAGATTTCAGCACTTCCTTGTCCTTGGCGGACAGGGTTGCCATAAAGTTATTTCGTTCTTTCAGGGGGACGGGTTGCAGCGGATTTGCCCGCTTAATGTACCCGGCGAGGTCTTTTCGATTGACCCCGAGTTCCTTCATTTCCAGAAGGTATTTTGCCTCGGCTTCCTTGTCGCCATATCGCTTGGCGGTTTTCCAGTAATAAACCACCCGCGATTTCGCCGTTGTATAGTTCGTGCTGCCCTCGATCCCAAGCCGGTCGTTGTTGAAATCATAGGCCAATCCCCGAACCCGGTTGTAGGCGTTCTCGCCCGGATCGCGGCTGTACAGCACGGAGTTTTTCCAAGACTGCAAATACCCTCGGGATGGTTTCCCGGCCAGCAAGTCATATTCATTTTCCATTGAAATGGTCCGGGCTACATGGCGCCATCCGTCTTTGATGCTGCGCGGGGTGAATACGTCCGGGTAAAAACTTTGCCCCGCGAACAATTCGATAGGCGTCTTAACGTCCGGCCGAACACTACTCACCAGTCGGTTCACAGGCGCTTTTGCGATGGACTTCCCGACATCGGAAAAATCAGCCCTGCCGCTTTCAATTTTGAATATCTCGCCCAGGACATCCTCAAAGCCGAACCAGCCGAGATAGTCGGACAAAGCGCCTTGGATCCGGATCGTCTGTATCTCCCCGCCCCACCGGCCCAAGTTCAAATGCAGCCGGGCGCGGGATTCCTCGTCGAGGTCATCTTCATCGTCGCCAAAGAAGATATTGTTGAATGCCTGCACCGCCCCGTAAAAGACTGCCATCCGGATATACAAATATGCAGTCGTGCGGGCGCCCTTCGCAAGCGTAAGCCCGGCCGTTGTCGGGATGCCCTTTTTAAAACCACCCTGTTTCCAGGCATTCGCATTCAGCCGCCAGTACCGCTTGGTGTTGATCTCCATCCATGAATAGAACGGCGCGAAATGCTTTCTAATCCCTTGCCCATAATGGGAAACATTACCGTAGTCGCCTACCAGCTCCCGAGCGAGCAATGCAGCACGATCATTTGTGCCCGTCACCATATCCACAATTTCGGGGATGCTGGCCCCGAAACCAATCTTTACAGGGTCTTCGCCTGCGTTAATGCGGTCGCGATAGTCGAGATACGCCGCGTACCGGGCGATATTTTCCCGGAACATCGTTACTTTTTTCATTCCGCGCCAAGCCTTGCCGACGGTCTGCGCAGTTATTTTAACGGGGTTGCCGCCCGACGGGTCAAGCAGGTGGTCAAACTCAGCCAGGTCGTTCACATCAGGGATTTCCTGAAGCGTCAAACCGCTATCGATAACGCCCCGCTCAATAGCTTCCTGCATATCCGCAGACGGCCTTCCGCCCTGCAGCATAACAGACTTCAGTTCTCGGAAAGCCTGTCCCCACCGTTTGATAGATTGCGGGTTGCCAGCGATAACAGCGTCAAGGTCGCCAGACAGATTGTTCAGATTATATTTGATAAACCGGCGCGGATTGATCAGCGTCCAGATTTTCCAACTTCGCAGTATTTTACCGCTTGCGAAGACAATCAAATTATCAGTATCCGGGTCGCGGATGGTGTCAAGCGTGTGGGCAAGCTCTTCCGGCAGGATCATTTTGTAACGATCGCCACCGACAACCAGCGTGTCTGTAAGGACTTCCTTCAATTCCGCGCCAACAATCCCGGCGATATCTGCCGGCATATAGTCTTCGGGGGAGTCCGCAATTGTGCGGAGAAGTCGCGCTTGCGAGGATTCAGACAACGTTTGCGCCGTGAACAGTATCTTCCCCTCCTGGGGCTGCCAAGAGACGTGCCCTTCGGGGGCAAACCCCATTTTGATCAGCCCGTCGATGTTCATTGGATTCGCGTATTTGTCGCCGAGCAGACCCTTTCTCCATGTCTTTTGCGCGTTCACATATTTGAAAACAGTGGCCGCGCCAATAGATCCTTCGAGTCCATTATCCAAAATATAGGCAAGGAATGGCAGCACGCTTTCGCTGTCTGAAATACTGCCGCCATACATCAGTTTTTGAGCCACAGACCTGTATTCCGCGGGGACAACAAGCTGGCCTGATTTTATCGCCTTTTTAACGTTATCAAAACCAATAGCGATGTTGCGCTTGAACGCCTTTGAAGCTGTTTCTAATGCGGGGTCGCCAGCAAGGATTTTTTGGACTTCCGTTTCGTTGTGGGCCTTGGCGGCGGCAAGGACGGAATCCCGGATATTATGCTCAGACTTCTTTATGTGGTCGATCGTCTTGGCAACAGCAACGTCCGTATACGCCTTGTGAAGCCAGTCGAATTCCGCCTCAAGGTAATTGGTATTGATATCCTTGTCGGATCCTTCCCGGCCGTGCCAAAAGGTTTCTCGCAATTTGCCCGGCGTTGACTTGGAATAATTAGCCCGTTGAGCCCGGGCATACTCCAGCACCATATGGCGGTAGTAGGACGGGTTGGAAACCTGCTCTTTCGTAAGCACTCCCGCATCAAGCAAATCCTTCACGACATCTTCGGATATCGCCTGCCGCTTTCTAACGGCCGCCATAACCTCTGGCTTCACTGCCAAGGCACGGTTAATAACATCCAGTTCCGCGTTCACGTCATCCTGTGACTTCAACCCAAACGGAAGGTCATGCCCAATCCCGGCCTCCCACGACAAGTCGTCAAAAATAACTTTCCGCTCGAACAGCGCGAAATCAGCCGGTGTCATATCCTTGGTAAGGTCTTTCAATATTCGGAGGACTTTATCCCGGCTGGCATCGTGCGCGGCCTCAAGCTTCCGAAGCTGCTCCTTCACGTTGGCGTATTTCGGGATTGTCGGAAGATGCTCGTAATGGCGCGTGAAATTATCTGCGACATGCTGAAGATGGTCTTTCAAATTGTTGATTTTATCGCGGAGAGTATTCGGGCCGGTTATGCCGCTGGCTTCCTCATACCGCTTTTTGACTTCCTCGTTTGCGAACTCAGGCCCGCCCTTCCGGGCAAAGGATTCTGTCGTTCCAGACTGCGTGGCCTCGCGGTTGCCGACATCACCCTTGTCGATCGACCGGAAAATATCATCGGAAGTCTGGAACCCCTGCCCCTTCATAGCGTTCTTTACCGCTTTGAAGAAATTCGCTGCACGACGGAAAGCTCGCTGCAAAGGCCGCGATACTGAATTCCTGTCCGCGACATAATTCGCGAACATATTGGCGACGACTTCTTCATGAATTTGGGCCTCGGTCAGCCCCGCGTCGGCATAGTCCGCCCGAACCTGTTCCATGCCGGACTTGTTGGCTTTCGCGGCATCAACGAGGGTCTTCCATTCGACGCTTCTAAAGACGCCAAGCGACTTCAGGGCGTGGACGGCCTCATGGTGAAGCACCCAATCCTTGTTTTTCGTTGCATCCATGGCAATGCGGATCAGGTTTTTATAAAAAACACCGTCGGCAAGACTGAAAGAGCCGTCTTCGTTCTTGGCTTTGATTGCCTCGACAAGTTTCAGGCCGACCTTATTGGACAAACCAAGTTCGGACAAACGCGCATTGAGGGCCTTCTCAACAGCATCGATGTTCTCTTCCGCCTTGGGGGTGAGCCCTTCGCGGCGCGAAAACGCATCCGTTTGCTTTCGCCCGTTAACATCAAAAAGGCCCTCATCAGGGGCCTTTTGTGTTTTGTCGGAAGTTTTCTTCCCTTGCGTTTTTTGCTCTATTCGCTGTCGATCAGTTATAGGCGCGACACCGGGCGTCAGGGTTTGTTCTCCTTGGGAGGTTTTTTCGGATTTTAACGGTTCGGCTTTTGAGGCCGATTTTTCGGCCGCCGTTTTTCCATCTGGATTAGGTTGGTCCCCAGGGAAATCACTTTGCGCAGTTTCCCCTTCAGCTCGGGATCCTTCGTTTCCGCCAGTTTTTTCTTCAGATGGTCTATCTGTGCTTGTTCCATTTTCTGATATTACCTGATTTTCTCCAGATGCCCAAACCGAATCTGGCAGGCTGTCAACCCATGCGTCCATCAGTTCGTATCTGGCTTGATAATTTTTCTCGTCCTGGTCCGTCCAGCTGTCTTGGTCAATTAAAGCCTCTTGATTGGCAATGCGGTCCCAAAAATCAGCCTTCTCGTCATCGGTCCAATCAACGGTTTCTTCTTCAAACTGCTGCTCGTACTGCTGCTTATAATGGTCGTCCGTCTGAGCAAGCATCATGTCGTTGCGGGCTTGGCTGCCTTCCGGATAAACGTCGTTCCCGAACAACCCTTCTTCGATCGCGTCAAGGATCTCGCTTTCCGTCGGCCGGCGAAAATTCCCATCCTCGTCATAACCGAAATATCCAGCCTGCCCCAAAGCCTCGCCCATCCCGTCAACGGATCTTCCGCTTTTTCGAACGATCGGGCCAACGCCGGGGATGAACCCACGGCCTTTATTGGCATCACGGCCGCGCTTCAGGTTATGCCCTTCGTCGTCACGAATGCCGCCATTGCTGGCAATAAATTCCAGCACAGACATATCCGTTTTTGAGAAATCGCGGGAGGGGCCTTTCCGTGTGGGCGGGACCACCGTTCGCGGGCGGCCATATTCATCCTTCGGCCATTTTTGGGACTTCTGAAATTCGCGCATTTGCTTTTTGGTGGCGATGAAATCTTTCGGCGGTTTCGCGTTTTTTGGAAGCGGCTTGTATTGCGGTTCTGTGGAGTCCGGGGCGACATCCTCCGCGACAGGGATTTCCGGCGCGATAACAGCCTCGGGAGCCGCAGCCGCGCTAGTGTCCACAGGTCCAATGTTGTCCGTTTTCTGGACATTCTGGACAGGTGGACTTGTCTGGTTCTCAGGGGAGAATTTAATGCCAAGGCTTTTTACAACCGGCGCGGCAAACTCGTAAGGCTTGCTGCCGTCATCATACTGGATTTGGAAGAAATCAGTATCCTTGCCAAGTCGCTGGCCGACATAAGCATCAACAACGGTCCCTGATTTCTTGGCGCCCTTGTGATCCACCGTGACCCGCTCACCAACCTTCGGCACATTATTGGCCTCAAGTATTTTGTTCGCAGCATCTACTTGCCTAACTTCGGGCGCTACTTGCCCAACTTCCGGGGCCACAGGAGGCGTGTCGGCGGCTTTTGCCTGTTCGGGGGCCACAGGAGGCGTGTCGGCGGCTTTTGCCTGTTCGGGGGCCACAGGTGCCAGAGATTCCGCTACGGGGGCCGGGGCCCGCTCCGCCGGCTGGTTTACAGCGGGTTTAACCACATCTTCTGCCGGAGCGGTCGGAGTGGTCGGAGCAGCTGCTTGAATGACGTCTGCAGCGGTTGGAATTGGGTCTATCTCGATGTTAAGCCGGTCAATCGCCTCGAATGACGCATCCAGCGGCGGGGATCCATCGTCATACCGTATCTTTATCCCGTCGCTTGTTTTGCCAAGTTCCGGGACTTCGGTCGAAAAAGCGTCTTCAACGGTCCCTGTCTTTTCTTCGCCGTTGACATTGACAGTAACCCGCTGACCAGTCTTAAGGTCGCTATTGCGGCCAAGGATGTCATCTGCTGCAGGCGTCCCCATGATCTCCTTGCCCTTGGAAATCAAGTCATCAGGGATCGGGGAAGCATGATCTTCCGGGGTAATGTTAGCCGCAGCTTCCTCTTTTACACCGGACCGCTCTATTGCAATCGATGGAGCCGCGACTACGCCGCCGGCAACACCACCAAGGGCGGCCGCGTCAACCAGCCTGTTGGCGACGTCTTTCCATTTATATGTGCCGCCCTGTGACGCCGTTGCCAGCATAGCCACACTTTCCTGCAAGGCTTCGGTCGATGCCTCGGCCACAACCCTTTTCGCAATCTCTTTGGTGATGCCGGTTTTTGCGGCTTCCGTAACCAGTTCTTCAGCAACCTTTTTCTTCAGACCAAGTTTTACCAGATATGAAATCGCGCCTTTTGGAACAACCTTACCAGCGCCGACCATATCAAGAGCGCCCGCCACGGTACCGGCAGCCAAAGCAACCTTTGCATCGTAAACGCCTTGTTCCTTCATTTCCTGCGCGACATCGCCGGTATTCATAATGCCGCTTGCAACCGCGCCGGTCGCGAGGATGCCAAGGGCGGCCGCTCCGGAAACAGGCGCCGTTACGGCTGCGGCTGCCACAGCTCCAAGTCCCGGAACCACCATGGCCGCATTTTCCATTGACTTCTCAACAAGCCAGCCACCCATATCAAGGATGCTCTTTTGATCAGTCAGGCTGCCCTTGTAGGTTGGAACATAGCCACCTTCTTTAATGTCCTTCTCCTGCTGCGCAACAATGCTATCGCCAAGATGCGTATTGAACGGCAGAACATCTTCGATAGTCTGAATGCCCGAACCCGTCATACTTTGCGCCTGATCGACACCGAACGCTAAAGAGCCGTCCGGATTGTCATTGAAGCCGATTCGCTTGTTAAAGTCGGCACGGTCCATATCCGAGTATGATTTCTTGTAAAGCCCTTCCGCAAGCTGACCGTCCGTTAAGTCACTGTATTCAGGGTATTTTTGGCGAAAATCTTGCAAATTTGCCATCTAAAAACAACTCACTTTATTTGCTTTGTTCGTAATTCTCACTATCATCGTGTCAACTTTGGAGGGTTTTGAAATGATCCGGATAATTGTCTTTGTTCTGTGTTTGCTGCCCGGCGTTGCTTTTGGGGCGACCTATAACTTTACGAGCCAAAGCACGTGCTTGACAGAGGGTGGCTACGTTCCTTGCGAAGGGTATCTGGCATTCTCTATCGACCCGTCCCAATACGGAATTTAGAATGCCCCCATAACTCATGGCGGTAATCTTATTGTTACCCTGAACGGAAATTGGGCTTTCGGGACATCCGTTGGATTTATACCGGAGCCTGCCGCGAATTATGACTGCACTGACGTATGTGCTTGGGCAACGACCGATGCCGCCGGCTCCTTACAAAGCTTCTCATTCTGGTGTTACAACTGCGCAGGCGACGGTGAAGGGACATGGACCAGAGAAGATGGCGGCTCCTATGTATCAAGGGCCCCGCTTGGCATCAGTGGTGATTTATCCCTTGTACCTCTCCCGGCAGCGTTACCTTTGTTCGGCGCGGGGTTGGCGGGGTTCGCATTTATCAGACGGCGGCTAAACATCCGACAACGCACCGCCGGTTAGTGTCGGCCAACTTGCCGCATTTCCATTTTCAAATACATCGGCGGTCACGCCGCCAACTGTTGCAGTAATAGCCTTACCAACAGCAGAACCATCAAAGAACAGGTCCCATAGCGCCTGCGATGTTGCATGGGTTGGAATGTCGCTGCCATACCAGATATAATCCCACATCTCAAACGTACTGGCCAAACCGCCAGAACCATTTACAGCGTTCATATATCGCGGCATTTTGTAAGTGTCAGACACACCTAGAGCTATGTCGTTGGCGCCAGTAGTAGTAACCGGAGTAGCTCCATTCTTGGAAACCCAAAGATAATAATTATCTGCATCTGCCCAAGCTAAAAATGACAGGACATCATTAACGGCAACTCCTGCCGAGAGAACGCTTGCGAGAAATGCTTGACTTCCAGAGGCAGTAATCTCCCCCTTGAATCTAAAGTTAGTGAATTGCCTGACATATGTGTCAAAATCCGTTCCTATTACATATGCATAACTTGTGCTTTTGACTTTCATCCTACCAGCAAGGCAAATTTTCTGTGTCGCTGTTGGCGCGGTGAAATCATGGTAATCTGTAGCCTCGAACAAAACTTTCATTGCGCTTGAGGCGGCAGTTGTGGTGACGCTTTTGCTGTCGGAGTCCGCACCGCTGCCGACCGAGTTTTTGGCCCGGATCAGAACGGCGGTAGATACCCCGTCCGTAAACGCACCTGTTATTGTGAAGCTGGTTGTACTGCCGGAGCTGGTCCATGATCCGGCTCCGACCTTATACTCAATATCTGTTATTGTTGCACCATTGGCGGCGGGCAATGAAATGATCGTTACGTTAGCGTCACCACCAGAGGCTGCATCGGCGATTGACCACATACCAACTGTAAAGGCATCGGGTGCAGTCGATGCGGCAGATGTTGTGACACTTTTGCTATCGGAGTCACTTCCCGAACCAACGGAATTCGCCGCACGAATTAGAACGGCGGTAGATACCCCGTCCGTAAACGCACCTGTTATTGTGAAGCTGGTTGTACTGCCGGAGCTGGTCCATGATCCGGCCCCAACTTTATATTCGATGTCAGTTATTGACGCGCCATTGGCTGCCGGGAGTGAATTGATCGTTACATCGGCATCCCCACTGGTAGCCGCATCAGCAATCGACCACATGCCAACAGTGAAGGCGCCTGGGACTGCCGTTGGGGTCGCAGATTTGGAATCACTGGCACTGGCCGCCGAACCGTTGGCGTTGACCGCTCGCAGGGTGATGCTGTATTCCGAACCGTATGTAAGGCTGCCAATATCAAAGCTGGTCGTGCCGCCGGAGCTGGTCCATGCGCCCGATGCAATCCGGTATTCGATGTCGGTTATTGCTGCGCCATGCGCCGCTGGGAGGCTATTGATCGTGACTGTAAGCGACTGAGCCGAACCCTTGTCAGCAAGATCCCAATCACCAACCACCATCGCTTCCGGCAGGCCGGTTGAAGTGACGTTTTTGGCGGTGGACGCGGCACCGCTACCTTCTGAATTGACGGCGCGAAGTTTGATCGCCGAAGAGCTGCCGTCCGTAAGGCCGGTGATGTTGAAATCATCAATTCCGCCAGAACTTGTCCAGCTACCAGCACCGATCTGATACTCTATATCGGTAATTGTTGCGCCGTTTGCGGCGGGGAGGCTGGAAATTGTAACTGCCGCCGTTCCGCCCACCCCTGTATCGGCAATTGACCACATTCCGCTTGTGATTTGGCTTGGGACATCAATTACATTATTGGTGACTGCCGTATCCGTGAAGCTCCCCACATTCAGCGTATCGCTATCAACATAATCGCCCGTTGCGCTATTGTAGCTGATGGTCAGCGGATCGCCATAAACGACAGTTTCCGTAAATGTAAAAACAATGGTAGCCGATGGGGAGCCGGTCGCAGTTGCCAAAGACGTGACCGACACACCGCCAATTTTAATCGTGATGCCCGTCGCATATGCTGCCGAAGTGATAGCCTTGTCAAAAACGGCTGTTACCTGGCTAGGCTCGGCGTCCGATACCGTAGCTGAGATCAATACAGCCGGGACAGGTACCGGCGTGAATCCGCCGTTCCTTGACGCGCCACCAATATGGCCGATATTTCCCGGCTGTAAGGATCTAAACATGCGTTATCCCATCTTCGAAATGTAAAGGGAGCCTGTGCCGGACGCGAGAATCGCCGATATGCGGCAATTGGCGTCTACTTTGAAATATTCGGGGTTTTCGCCGCCCAGGGGCATATCGGTAGCGGCCGCGGCAATCGCGCCTTCGCCAATAGCCACGAAGGCATTTACGGTTGACTAGAGGCGGTAAACCCCCTCGTTGAATACCGCAGAATTCGCGACTGTGGTTGACAGGGAAAGGATGACGGTCCCGTTCTCGACAGGACGCAAAGCATTAATAGGAACACCATCGGTGTCCTGCATCAATTTCATGGACATTTTAATTCCTTAGTTTTTAGGGATAAGGTGGCGGATACTAGCGGGGTCGTCAGGCGAATACGTGGTAATGCCTTTTTGAACGTTCAGGTTATCTTGGTAGGCTTTAGCGGGATCGACCGCTTCGCCGGCGGAGCCAACTTGAGACTGAGTTATCGAAGCTGCGCGATTTTTTTCACCCTCGCTGCGGTTGGCGTTCAATTTTCTTTGAAGCTGCCAGTTTTCATTATTGATTTTCCGGTTGAGTTCTTCTTTCCGGGAGTCGATTTCCATAATCTTCAGATTAATCTTATTCCGCTCGGCATAGTCCGCCTGATCAAGGTTCGCTTTAAGTTCCTCTTTCTGGGCATCAAGCTGCGAGGCAAGACGATCGGCGGCGGCCTCATTGTTAAGTGAGGAAATCTTTTCAGAACTTGCGATCTCCATCGTCGTCAGGTCTTTCTTGCTGCCCAACTGAGATGCAAGCATATCCTTTTGCGCCGTGATATTGTTCTGCTGAATCAGGAGATCACCGGCAAGTTTCTGGTCGCCTTCTTTCAGCGCATATTTATGGCGCATTGCGAGCAACTTTTCCTGCTGGTCCAGTTTGAGCAACTCGATATCCATTTCATTTTTTGTTTTCTTGCTGTCCTTTGCGGTTTCAAAATCGCGGGTTTTTTGGTTTTCACCCGCCGTGAATTCCCGTCCGACCTGGGATTGACCCGCAACAAAATTTTGTTTTTCTTCAGCCAGCCGGGCTTCCCTCATATCGGTTCCCCGATCTATCCCGCCCTGACCGGCGCCCTTCAAGAGCCCGCCGATTAAATAATTTGCATTAACCATTTGGCTGGCCTCCCGATCCGAATTTTTCCTTCAAGCCAGGAACCTCCTTGGCAAGTTCGCCGGTTTTATCGGCCTGGATAATATTTGCGAATTCACCCTGGAATACTTCCGGATTGATTTTTCCGGCCTTGTTGGCATGATCCCCGTACAAATCCATAGCTTTGTATAAAGCCTGCTCAATCTCTTCTGGCCTAAATGTGTAAATACCGGCCTGCTCAAAGGCGTCAGCGAGGTTTTCCAGCAATTCAGCACCCCCATGCAGCAAAATGTCGGGGGTGACTTGCTGTCCGCTTTCTTCGGAGGAACTTTGCAGCTTAATCACAACGGAAAAGACGATTTCAGCCAACGAACCGGCGGGGTCATCTATTCCGGCCTTGAACCGCTGCTTAATCGCTTCGAATGATTTCGGGCTGAAAATAACCTTTAGGCCGTTATCGACAAACTTATCGTATTGAGCCTGTTCTTCAGGCGTCACATTTGGCTCTTCCGACGAAGAGTCAGTTGTTTGTTCCCCGGAGGCGCTGGCTGGCGCACCCGCAGGCATCATGCCTATTTCTTCCATAGGAAACCCCTTACTTAGACAGTGATGATCTGGCCCGTCATCGGATCAAATCGGAAAGTGTCACCGCCACCACGATACTGGACAGGATCAAACTTATCTGTTGGGGTGAGCCCACCCCGGCCGCCTCGCCGTGCGCTCAATGCGGCGATCTGATCTGCCGTCAGCAATCCCCCGTTCGTTCCGTAATTGGCGGCGACGGCCGCCCGGTCCGCGGCTGCAGCCTTGCCAATAGCTTCAGCGTTGTCAGAGGCCGCCTGTCCGGCCATGAGCCCCTGACCCACACCAGATGCGATATTGCCCAAAAATTTGCTCCCGGGCGCCGATTTAGCATAATTAACAAGCCCGTTAAGCATTCCGCCGCTTGATGTCGATGCTGGCGCGACTGCCCCGGTTGTTGCCGCGGCGACGTTCGCCGGACCGACAGGGACGCCGGCTGTTGGTGCCGGGGCCGCGCCACTCGCAGCCAAAGCACCGGCCGCGGGGGAAGCCGCCGCAGGAGCCGCTGTGCCAAGCTGTGACGGCAGGGGAGACGTTCCATACCCAAACCCCCCACTAATACCGCCGCCGATACCGCCAGCCAATGCCCCGGTCGCCATGCCGTCAGTTATCGAGCCGCCGGTTACGCCGTTGACAATGCCGCCCGCGATAGCCCCATAGCCCGCCTGAGTGACGGCGCCGGCCAAGACATCCCCCAGAAGTCCCGTCCCGGCCACATTTTTGGCACCTGCCGAAACGGCGGACCCCCAACCGCCGTATCCTGCGCCGGACATAGCTCCTGAAGCCGTGAAATAAATAGCCGCGGCAGCAAGAACCGGCACAGCGATTTTCTTGACGACCTTAACGACCTTCTTAAAAACCTTTTTGATACTCTTGAAAACACCGCTCATTGCATCATCCTCTTTTCAAACAAAATGCCCTCTTGCGCGAAACCCTTGCGCTTCAGGAGGGCGGAAAACCGGTCATAATTTTCGATCATATCCACGGCTCCAATCCGAACGCTGTAAACCTTCTGGTCCCGGGCCCACCCAAGGAAAGAGTTCATCAATCCAAACGCGCCACGCCCTGCATTTTCCGAAACATAGAATTGAAGATCAGTGGCGTATTTCACTGTCAGGATTTGATAGAGGACATCCACCGCGCCGATAAGATACCCCTCGACAGTGCCTTTGGTTTCGCAAACAAAAAGACAGCCATTCCCGGAAACAATGCAGTTTTTACAAAGGTCCTTGAACAGGTTGATATTCAATTTTATGTCGCGGTATTTTGACTTTCCGTGCGCTTCAATCACCAACTCACAAAGCCGGGGGATATCGCCGAACCTTGCTACCCTGATCATGCGGCCTCGTTCGCTGTTCCCTGACCCCAATCCAGCGTAATCCCATACATTTGCTCGATCATCCCAAGCGACGTGGACCGAAGGGCGGCAATATGCTCTAGATACTGAGTCCTTGTCGCGGCCGGGATTGACGTGTTGTTCTGGATTGAATCGAACATCTGCGCATAGTTGTTATCAATAATGGTGATTGCGCCGGTCGCCTTATCTCGGTCATTTGCGCTCAAGTTCATTTGAGCGATTTCGCGCTGAACGTCCGTCTGCTGTTGCTGCAGGTATCTATCCGCTTCGATTGACCGCTCTTGCGTCCCGGTATTGGCATCTATCGCCCGCTGCTGCGTGGCCTCGTCCGCTGCGATTGTCCGCTGCTGTGTGGCTTCATTCGCGGCGATCTCGTTACCCTGGAGGCCCTCCGTCTGTCTATACCCCTGCCCGGAAATATTTTTCTGGAATGTCTGGTTAGCGTCCTGCGCCGCTATTGGGAGCGCGGCCTTGTAAACAGCCTCCTGCCCCGCCTGCACCCCGATGGAAGAATTCAGCAAACCCCTCGCATTCGACTGCTGCGCGGCCTGCGTCCGGGCCTGCTGCATAATAGGGCTGTCTTTAGATGTAATTTCTGTGACCTTATTCGCAACGCTGTCGTCTTCCGGAGTCCACATTCCTTGATCATTGTACGCCATGCTTTTCTCCTTGTTCCCAAAATTTGGGAGTTATCTGCCAAACCAAGCAACAGCTTTTTGGATGTACGCGCCGATGCCGCCGAAAATCATTGCCAGCCCAATAAAAATCCCGATTCCTCTATTTTTCATTTGCCGATAATCCTCGATATGGGGGATTACTTCACTTTCCAGCTTTGATTTAGCGTCCCTTTGCTCGCTTTGTATGGCGCGAACAGCGGCAAGAGTTTCAATCAGTGTCGTGTGCAGCCCGTCAATTTTAGCGTACATGATCACTCTGGATTTTTCGGCCGACTCGGCTTGCGCCTGAACTTTGCCAAGCATAATCCCTAATTCTCTGGCATCATCCATTATGATTTTGCCCCTTGCACACCGCCCGTGCCGATAAAGCAAACAACGCCATCCTTTAAGTATTTCATGAGGTTTCTCCTACTCGTATATAACGCTAACAGATCCACTCTCGAACACTGCCGACCCGCTGGACGTTGTTATCCGAACCGTTGTGAGTGCTGCACTTAAGGCTTTTGTGCCGTTGGTGCTGATGAAAAGCGCTGCATCAGATCGCGACGTAACCCCGGAGCCAACCCATGTTGTGCCTGTGTGAAGAGTCAGCGTCATGGAGCCATGAAGAACAGCCGCGGCTACCTCGGCAGACCCAAACCGAAACCCGTCTGTTATCGCCGCGTTGCCCACATTCGTCCCAAATGAACGGAGGACAGACCCGAAATATCCGGTTGCCTCAATGCCGCCGGAATCGCCAAGCTGCACAATCGTATTATTGGTCCCGTTAGTTTTTAGCGCCGATATCGTAACAGTGACGCGTTTTGCCCATGATGGAATTGTGAAATCAAGTTCAGTCTCTAAGCCGGTCGCTGTTTGGGTCGCAAGCTTTTTAAGTGATCCGCCTTGCTCAACCGCGTCCAACGCAGCCTGAAGCCCCGTCACATTCGCTATTGAGTGCGCATGCGAACTGGCGGCCTTGCCGTCCAATGCGTCCTGCAGGCCGGTTACATCGCCGATGATGTGGGTATGGGACGCCAATGCTTTGCCGTCCAGTGCCGTTTGTAGCCCGGTCACATTGCCGATTATATGGGCATGCGAAGTAGCGGCCTTGCCGGACAAAGCCGTGGCTGTCGCGCTGGAGATAGGTTTATTCGCGTCAGATGTGTTGTCAACATTTCCAAGCCCGACATCGCTTTTCGTCAAGGAGCCCAAAGCCGCAGCGGAAGCAGCGGCAGCATCCGCCTCAGATGCGGCGGTTACGGCAGAGGCGGCGGCAGCGTCAGCCGAATTTGAGGCAGCAGCGGCAGATAAAGCCGCGCTGGTTTCTTCGCCGTACGTTTGCGACATAAGCACCCAATTGGTGCCATTATAGCGGACCTCGATAACGCCATTTACAACGATATCATTCGCCACCAGGTCGTTGCCGTCAACCCGCTTGATCACCGTCGCGCCGATGCCGTCTACATTCAATGTACTGGCGCCGGTATTGGATGTCGCGGCTTTGAAAATAACCTGCTGGAACATCTCGTAGGACGTGATCGTATAAGGAAGGGCGAGGACATAAACATTCGCGGATCCGGTATCTGCGGCCGCTGAAATGGCGCCCTTCTTCATTTCCTCTTCTGTCGGCAGTTTTGCGAAGCCGGCCTCAACCGCTACCGCCAGGTTATTGACAGCTTCGGCCCGAGCCAAAGTATGCTTTGCAGCTAATTCAGTTGCATTGTAATAGCTGTTTGTCATTTTGCCCGACCTCGAAATGTGTAAGAAAGTGTGGCGCCATGCAAGGTATGTGGCGGCTCATAGGTAAGGTCAGACGCAACAACGATGCCGATGTTCTTGCCGATACCCTCAAGATCAGCGCGTGCTATTCCTTCAAGCTGCGTAGACCAATAAAACTCATTCCAGAATGCCTCGTCCCAAAAACCACCGCCGCCAACAACATTATATTCCGTACTCATTTGAGCCGGCAACTCGGTTGACCCGTAGTCATATTCAGATGCGATTGACAAAACGGTATTTGGCGATGCCTCCATTTCCAGAAGCATGTCGATATATCTTTTGTTTTGCTGCGGGGATCCGAAATGTGTGAAGGCAAATCGGACAAAAGCGGTAATGCTTTCTCCGTCGAAATTATTCCCCGCGCCGTCCCGATAAACGTATCCATCGTCAGACCCGAACAAAATCCATTCCTCGCCGTCATCGTCCTCGGTAACGCCTGCGTAATAAATCGTCTTGCCGTAGGAGATCGGCAGAAATTGCGGCAGGCCGGAACTCATATCCATGACCATTCCTGTGCCGCCAGAATAAAATATCCGGTACTGGTTCGTTGATTTTATGCGCGTTGTCGCGGTAATGGATTCAGCGGCAGCCCGTTTCGACAAAAACCAAGGGTCCACTTTTTTGGAAAACTTACCGATTTGAAAATCGCCGAAATTTTGCACAGTCTCAAGGGACCCGACGCCATTGATATCCACATGGATAGCCTGCCCGGCAATTTCCTGCGCGGCCCATTCAAACGCTCCGGCCCTGCCACTCAATCCCTTCAAGTTCCAATCGGCTGAACTGCTCCCATAAAGAATATGTATTTTGCTTTTCGAGTAAACCGCCATAACACCGGAAATATCAGGGAGGATTCCCGTTATGTCGCTACCAACGCCCAATTCGGCGGCTCCCAAGACAACAGACCATTCAAGCGGGGATCCAATGGCGCTATGCTGCAGAGAGCCGCCGGGGAATGCCAGAAACAAATGCTTTTTAAAGGCCGCGATATGCCTTGGTGTGTCGGTCGTCATGCCTGTTCGAATTGGCGTAAAGGTCGTCCCATCGAATTCAAAGGCTTTTGAAACGCCGTCCACGCCATACATGCGCTTGGACGAAGAATTCCCGTAGAAATTATCAGTGATAAACTGAAACCGCCCGCCGGGCTCAAGTGATGTCGCTGCGGCTGCCCCGCTGCAAGTGCCTGACCCGCCGCCGTCGGTTGTGATCGTCTCCGCGGCCTGGAACGTTCCCGTATCAGACTGAATAACCAAATACCCGGCCGCGTCACTTGTCGAGAAAGACCCGCTTTGGACGACAACCCTTTTTACCGTTCCCGTCGCGCTTGATGTCCCGCCGGTTACAGTCTCGCCTTCAAGGAAGGCCGTCACTCTGCCAGCCGTGAAATCTAGCGTTTTTCCTTTGTTGATCAACGCCCATCCGGAAGATGAGGATTTATACATATCGCAGGCCGTCCCGCCGATATTGTCCCGGAAAGCATAAACGGTATTATTATACCGCCAAGCGCCGCGAAGCCGTCCGGATCCGGGGACTTCCGAAATATCGTCTCTTGCCGCCTCGATCGCGGCGACCATCCAATCAGATGCGAGAGTATCGTTCGGGGCGGAAGCCTCCGTCAAAACTCCGTTCAACACCATCTTGGCAGAGGCGGAAACCTCCAAAGCCTCGTTATCCGAAAAAGTCCCGACAACATTTCTTAGAACCAAGTACCCGGCTGCATCGGATCCGCCGTAGGAGCCGCTTTCGATGACCGCATCAATCAGCGCCACCCCTGTTGCATTCGAAGTTCCGCCCACAACAGCGTCACCTTCCGAAATTGCTGCTTGGCCTGCGTCAAATGTCAGATAGTAATATTTTGCTAAATGCGGCTGCGGGTGCCCATCAAACCGCTCATGCCCATAAATTCGGCGATACCCGTTTGGAACAGGTTCATAATTTTCGGCAGCGATGCAGGTGGATTCCTTTTTAACCAACGCCTGCGTGACGACATCAAGGCCGCCCTTGAAAATAAATGTATGAGTTCTCGGCTCGGCCATTACGCAAGAGCCCTTGAGCCAATAACCATTGTTTCAAGCTGTTCGCGCTCAAGATCCCCGACAAGTTCATCATATTTGTCCATCGATGTTTTAATGTTCAAAATTGCCTCGTCATGGATATTCAGATTTTCGAGGGCCTTATATACAATCAGGTCATGGTACTTGGCCGGCATTTCGGGAACGTCGGCATTTGCGGCAAGGGATTGAGGGGATTTCATATATTCCCCCCGCACCGTGTAGGACGCGTCAGGATTCGGCCCGAAAACAATTTCATTCGCAGGAGTTATTGAATAATGGACAGGACGATTAGCGACCTGAACACCGCGGCCATACCGCCGACGCCAGTCCTGCCAGTCGATAAAAAAGATATCCGTTTCGTCAACAGACCCGAGGGAGGTTTTGTAAATCGTTGTGCTGCCCTGATCCGTTATCCATTTTGACAAACGTGTCAGCCCGAATGAAGCCGAAGTATATCGCTGCGTACCGGAAGTGACGGCAACGCTGAATTCCGCCCGCATCCAAAGCCACTCAGAACGGGACCGCTGGATGTCACGCCAAGACCGCTTTACCCAATAGACGATCTTGGCAAGACGCCCCGTTTGCGACAAGACTGACGCAGGTTGGACGCCCTGAACTGTACCGGATTCCCTCGCGGTGTCCTGACATAGTTCAAGGAATGTAGACATTAGGCAGCCTGCATATCTTGTGATTGCGACCAGCGAAGAATACCTTCTTTGGTCAAATGCTCGCCGCCCTTAACCACATTAAAGGGGTGCAACTGCACATCCCCCGCGGTCAAATCCCCTGTTTGGGGGTTGCGGGAATATTGCGTGGTTTTCGCGTTCTTCAACGCGATCACATATCGCAGAGGAACATCAATATCCTCGCCCCGCGGCAGCATCATCATGGATCCGTTTACACCAACCTCAACAGGCCGGTCGCCACCCTGCTCGGGCTGCAAGGATATATTGATCGTCACCTTTGGATCATTCCGGGATGTTTGTTTGGTTGACTTGGCAAACGGCGGGGGCGCGGGAGTATATGATTCCGCGCTTACAGGAATATCGCCCGACAAGTCCGGCGCCTTGATTTTTGAGATTGGGCCCGTAATTCGCAGCAAATGTGCGTGCAGGGCATCCATAGACTCGTCCGCGGCGATATCCGGAATTTGATATGTCACATTCAAAAGGTAATGCAGTTGCTCGCGGGTAAGGTCAGCAACGCTTACTTCGACATACTCGATTTTGTTGCTCATGTTAATTCCCTACCAATTCATACGAACAGTCGGAAGCGTCTAAAACCCCAATGAGATTGGCGGGGATTTCAGTCTCCACTCCAACAGGGATTTTTGTCATTCTGCCGTTCAACGACACAGGGACTTCCCGGCTTTCTGCAGCGCCGGTGATCAACACCTTAACGGTTTTAGCTTTTGCGGGGCCCGGAGGGTTTTTTGCGACCGCAACAGGCTTTGCAGCCGGAGCCGCAGCGGGCTTTTTCACTTCGATTTTCTTTTTCGTCATAGCAAACCTCAAAAAAAGAGTGACCGGCCGAAGCGGATCACTCTTGTTAAAATAAACAGGAAGGCTTTTGTTAGTTGCGGATCGCCCGATAAGCGATAGTCTCGCCATTGGCATTCAAATCCGCGTCTGTACCGATCGTAAAGCCCGGGGCGACCGTGCTTGACCCGGCATACATTCCGATGCCGGCAGTCGTGAGTTTCGTCCGGGTGCCAGCGGCGACCGTCTTGTAAGCGGAAGGATCAGCCATACCGGCAATCCATTCGCCTTTTTCAAAGCCTGCGGCACTATCAATATTGATGATTTCCACATAATCAGGGATCCATCCAAGCGGGACAGTGATCGCAGCTCCGGTACCTTCAACGGTACCAATTTTAACGTCTTTCATTTATCTATCTCCTAAATAGAAAGGGCGCCCCGAAGGACGCCCCTGCATTAAAAATAACCAAGATTTTAGAGGTCAGTGACAGCCACTTCAAGACGGGCCATCCATGCCTGGTTCAAAATCACGGCGGTGTAGTAAGCCTTCCAGGAGACAAAGCCGCGCTGCCCAAGCGGATCGGATTTATCAATCGTGTCAGGATTGATAACCCGGGGCGTCATGGCATTTGCACCTTTCAGCGGCACATTACCGAAGGCATTCCGACCAAGGAAAAGGACGGGATACACATCGACATTTGTCGCATCCAGCGCAACCATGCCGTTCAGCGTGGTGGAGCCGGTTGCGAGATTTGGCTCAAGCTCCGGCGAAAGGACATAACGAACGTCCTCAACCGTGCCGATTTCCTCCGGGGCCACAGGCTGGCGGCTACCATACTGCGCAACAGGGATAAAGCCAGCCATGGTCCGGATGTCGGCTTCAACGTCCGTATGAGCCAAAGCGATGTATGATGCCTCAATCGGGTGAGTATCGTACATGACGGACCCGGACAGGATCTTGGTCAGCTTCATGGCCTTGTTCGCCTTCAGCGCCCGGGTAACAGCCCGCTGCTTGGTAAGCGAAATCTTTGTGTTGACACTGCTGGGACCAGAACCGTTGGCATAGAAAACGTTCGTGCCGCCCTTGAGGACGCCATACGTGATCATTTCCATGGTCAGCGCGGCTTGCTCGCCCGCCAGCATGATGGCATCCTTCAAAACAGGATCTTCCGACGTGTCATTCACCTTGTCCGTGATTTCAATCGGCTTGCCATACTGCTTGAGGGTCGCATTAACGTCCTCATACGCCATTTTC